AATACTAGCAGGTATCGTGTCGATGGCAAACATGATAATCAAATGGTTCAAGTAGTTCCGAGGCGGGGAGATTAAAACCCTCCCCGCAACCCTCTTACATTATAGCTCACGCATAGTAAATGGTCAAGTGTATCATCAAAAAATCATCCGGCGTGGCTCTGCTTGTTCTGGCTCTATGTGTAGCATTCGCCCCTGGCAAGTTGTGGGCGAACATTACGGCTGCCGTTTGCGGTGTAATATGCATTGCAGGTGGATCGCTGGACCTATGGAGGAATAAACGTGGGTAAAACATCAAGCGCAGTAAAGCAACGGTACAATGAAAAGGTTTATAAGCAGGTAAATGTACAACTTAAGAAAGAACTGGTCGAGCAGTGGACGGAAAAGCTGCAAAACGATGGAATAAGCAAAGCCGAGTTTATCCGAAACGCGATCGAGGAGTATCTGGCGAAATGAGAAAATCCCGGGGAAGTTGATGCTTCTCCGGGCTGATTTTTTCACACTTGCACATCACTAGGTGTAATATGGTATAATGTAAACAGTGTTGAACTATCCAGTAACGTTGTGGTTATAATTGGAATATTATGTACTAATATAGGCAAATTATTACAAATAAGAGAAATATATTTATCAAAAAGTTAAATTTATTATAATAAGTGTGCGTTATTGTTTACATATTCTATAATTTGCCATATAATGATGTTGCAAATTAGTGACCATACTCCACCCATTTCTGATTTATTATTTAGAAGCTGAGTGTTGTTCATCATTTAAGTGCGACTTATTGAGGAGTAGTGCTATGTCAAGCGAAAAAAAATTACCTGCATTAGTAAATACATATAGAATAAGAATATCTGAAGATGCCATAAACATACAGTTTGGATTTTCTGATATTGAGGGCGAAGTGGAAAATGAAGAAGATATTAAAATTGTTAGCGATCTTTTTCTATCTCCGCTGGAGTTAATCCCCCTTGCATCCCACATAGTGACAGCCGCACTAAAATATCAAAATGATTATGGTAAAAATATTGGATTAAATATTGATGAATCCGATTTAGAGAAAAGTAAATTGAATGAAGGTGAATAATGTGACATATACTTCAAATAAGATTGACTTTCAAACAGCACATATAAGCCCATCTTCTTTGCTGGGCGATTTTGTTGAAATCAGTCAGAATATTGATGAAGTGTGTCATGTTGCTTCTAAACAAGAGATGTCAAGCCTCTGTCGCAATCTGCTAGGGGATGATATAAAGGCTATCATGCATGATGCAGCGTCTTCAATTCCCGACAGTCATTGTAAGACTTACCATAATTGGGCTAAAGTCGTTAAAGACCGGGAATTGGAGCAAGCACTTCACTATTTGAGGTGTATGTTAAGAGTGATAGAAGAATTTAAATCATATTACGGAAACATTTCTGCATTAAGCGGATTGCACGTTAAGTTTATCTCCGCTTTTTTGAATATGCCTAAATTAAAAGAAATCCATGTTTTTATAAACGGAGACAATGCGGAGTTTTGGTTTGTATTATCCGGAAAAACTTATGCGGATCATGCGGCATACATTGAAAATGCGCATGTTTTTTTTGAAGATAACTACGAAAGCAATATTGAATATTTAGTGTTGGATGAAGAACAGTTAATTAAAGATGACATGCCTGAATCTGCGTGTTCATTTTACAAATAAAAAAGGATTGTTATTATGCCTAGTGAGCAGAATCACATTAATCAGTACAAACACAATAAAAAGTTCTTGACTGAAGGTATCAATAATCCGGATGAGTACCCTGACTGGTTTGTAACCGTAACTTTTTACTGCGGCGTGCATATGATTGAAGCTTTGCTGGCAAAAGAGATAAGGCAACACTCTTTTAATCATATCGATCGAGGGGACAAGATGCGGAGATTACAAAAGTACTTATCCTTTAGAACTGCATATGGTATTTTGTATGATTTGAGTATGCAAGCAAGATATAAATGTATCGAAATCAGAGAGCGAGAGTTATACGATGCACAAACTGCACTTGATACAATTTGTACCGCTTACGGTAAAGTATAATAAAAAATCCCCTCCGACCGATTAAGGCTGGAGGGGATACATTTATATTTATTCACTTTTTTTAAGTTGCTTCACAACCTGATTACCATACACCGCCGCGCCCGTTACAAGCACGCCCTGTATCACAGCATCAACCGATACGCCGACGCATGCAATCGCACCGCCAACGCCAAACACCAGCAGCACAAGCGGTATAAACTTATCAGGCACAACCTCTATGTTTTTGATGATCTGCCCGATAATGACCAGTGCAGGGATAAGTATAAGCGCGTTTTCAATGATGTAATTCATAAAATCCATTCTGTTTCCTCCTTATATTTTAGGTTTATTCATACCGCATACGACTTCCAAATCACCTATGCGGTTATTGGCAACCGCTATCTTTTCTTCGACTACTGGCATCCGCTCGGCAAAATGATTATGTTTGTCCACTTTCTTTTCAAGCTGTTGCAAGCGGTAGTTCGTCATTCTAGCGTTTACGCAAATTCCGCTGAACGTACCAAGTGCAGAGCCTGTAAGCGTTATTAGCGCAACAACGATTTCAATTGGCATTGTCTTTCCCCCTACACTTCTATTACTTTCGCGCTCTTGAACAGCCCCGCTACATCGTCAGCTTGTGCCAGTGTATCAAACGCGCCAATTTGCACGGCGTACTTTTTCGGCTTGGGTGCGGGTTTAGGCGGAACATAGTACGGGTCAACAAACTTTATCCCAAATATTTCGCAAAATGCCCGTGCGGTGTACTCTGCCATTTTCCTCATATTTTTGTGGAACCATGTGATATCATCTTTGTTATCATGGAAAACCAATTCCTCATAGATTGCAACCGCAGTCGTGCCTTTCACTTCGGCAAAGCTGGAACCATCTTTCACACTGCATGGATACGGATAAATTTTCTTACGGTGCTTAAGGATGATTTCTGCCCACTTTTTGCCGTTCCCACTCTTTAGCCATACATGAGGTCTACTGCCCGACACAGTGCCGTTAAATGCGTTTGTATGGCAAGTATAATGGATGTCAGGTTTGTATGCGTTGGATTCTGCAATCGTCTTGGATAGGTTGTTGCCTGTGTTCTTTTTGTTCGCTCGCTTGTACTGGATACCGCAAGCTTTAAGATACGGTTCCAATTCATCAAGATAAGCGTTGCAGTGCTTGTTCTCCCCACATTTTTTGTCATAACTGCATGGGTTGTCCACTCCATGAGCGGCGGGGGATAGGTAGATTTTTGCCATGATTATTCCTCCTTTATTTTATTCCCAACTGCTTCCTGATAAGGTATCGGTACTTGTTCCAACGTCATATCGCCACCATCTACGCTTCTTGCCAACGCCATTGCGATTACCTCATTTATCTCATTCATGCTCTACACCTCCACTAGCGTTCTTGTCAATGTAGCGTTTGCAACAGTTTCCACAATCTTGTAGAATTTGCCAGTCACGCTATCTTTGAGAACATACCTGCTATCGTAATACTCAACGTCAATCTTAGGCTGCGTACCTTCGACACCATGAAAATAAGTAAAGAATACAATATCATCCGCTGTCAAATCAGGGTGAGTAAAGCTAAGTCCATCAACCGCAATTACCGCCTTGCTAATATCAACTTCCGTTTCAACGCCTGTCTGAAAATCAATTTTAGAAATAGATTCAATTGATTCAATCGGAAATGATGTATTGGTGATTGCTATTCCTGTGCTTGTGTAAACGCCCGCCACGGGCAGCACAGGCTCCCAGTACGCAGTTCCATTCGGATGCCCGACAAGCGTTCCAGTCACATCAATGGGCGTAACAATCGGGCTTGCTAATTGATAAGTTAGCTCTACTGCTAAAGCGGTGAGCGTATCGCCTTTTACGCCTGTCTGTGTTGCACCGTCTGCATAATAAGCAATAAATTCCCCGCCTGTTGCCATGTCTGCATAATTGATTACAGTACCGCTTGCAACATTGGTTTTAACACCATTGCGTTTTATCCACTCCCACTGCCCCGTCTGCTGATTAAAGCTAACTTCATCGTTAGTGCCGTTGGGCAGAGAGCGGAGTAATCCGCAGTCTGGGTAGTATTGGTCTGCTGTGGTGTAGGGTTCATAGGAGGTTGCGGTTGTGCCAGGTTCAAGTTGAAGATAGAATGATTCGTTATAGGTTACGCCAGTTGTACAAGCAATTTCAACCTGCAACTCGTTGTGTATGCCGTTCATTGTAAAAGGTGTAGCATAGACTGATTCAGAATAGGGAACCGCAGGCGTAACTGTACGATCAATAATTCGTATATATGCAGTGTCTGTTCCGCTTATGGTAGTTTTTGATAATCTATATGTGCCTTTAAGAGTATTCGCCGGAATCGTAAAAATGCTCTTGAAAGGGTAGCCTGTCGAAGTACCTGCAAGTGTATATTTGCCATCGCTATATGTCATTGTTACGCCTGTACTTGTATAAGGTAATGAATTGTTGTAACCAACCAGATTCTTATTAAACGACCGAAGCCGTCCTGCGCTAACTGTAGAGTTAGTGCCGCTTTCGTCTGTTACGGTATGACCTAGCAATCTTGCGCTAATTTGCCCGTTTGCGGCATTCACGGGCAGGGATACCGTGCCGTATCCAAAGGCGGTTTGCTTGGCTTCTTGATTGGGGTTGGTGGATGCTATGGCGTTTTGATAGTCGGATAGGTCTTTATCTAAGGTTGCTATGCGGAGATTAGTTTCGGATAGGGCGGTTTTGTCGGCTTTGGTTTGTAGGGCGGTGTTGGTTTCTTCTTTGGTGTATGTCCCCACTTGTTCAGCTGTTACGCTGTGGGGGTTGTCTGTGTTGGTGATATGAGCGTTTCTTACTATTTCGTTTGCAATGCGTATATCCTCTGCGGCTTCTCTTGCTGTTTCGGCTGTTGCACGTTCTCCCTCGGCAGCGCTTCGGCTGCTTTCGGAAATTGCCCTTTGCTCCTCCGCTGTACTGCGGTTCTGTTCTGCTGTCGCTCGTAATCCCTCGGCTGTATCAGCTGCATTTTTAGAAGCGATGGCGGCGGCAGCGGCGTTGTTAGCGTTTGCTGTTGCTGTGTTAGCGTTTTTTGTTGCTGTATCAGCAAGTGCAGCGTTCGTAGACGCATTGTTCGCCGCCATATTAGCGACAAAGGCTTTATTATCTGCATTGCTCGCCGCTGTATTAGCTGTTTCGGCTGCTGTATTAGCTTCATCTGCTGCCGCAAACGCCGCCGACTTTGCCGTATTTGCGTTATCTCTAGCCAAGTTTGCTTCTGTAATAGCCACGTTTGTATCCGCAATCAATCCGCTTAACCCTGTTTCAAGATTAGCCTGTGTAGTTCCTGTACCTGTATCTCTACCCTCGAATAGCAAGCGGCACGGGAAAGAATACAACACCAACTCCTCGTTGCTATCAATGTCAAGCTGTGCAATAACAAGCCGTAATTCAGCTTGCCCTGCCGCCGTCCATCCGTTTGGTATGTCGATATTCACGGAAGTAGCACCTGCGGATAAAGTAAAATTTTCGGTTGTGTCGTATTGGTCTAAACCGTCCACAATCTCAAAGCGGTACACCGCACCCTCAACGCTCAATGCCGTAATCAGTTTTTCCGATAAATCCATCACAACATTGGTTGCATTATGTTCCCCTGATACACCTGCTTTTTGTGCATAGACGGGTGTAATGCCGTCGGGTGTAGCGGTGAATGTAAGTGTTCTAATTGCCATTTAATATCCCTCCCCATACATTACCCCAATGACTGATTGGGGTGTTTTCGCTTGAACGAACCCCGCCGTAAGGATTTGTTTTCCAACCACTGTTAATCAGATTCCACATAACAGATTTTTGTTCCCGCGTTAAGTTCGTTTTATCCAACGCTGCCCGTGCCTCATCTTGCGATATACTGCTGTTTCCGTCTGTGCTTGCGGTTATCTTAACCTGCAAATAATCGGAAGCAGGTATGCCAAGTTCAACTGCTTTTACAACTCCCACGACTTCACCATCAAATGCTTTTTGTTTTGCTGATTCTCCTATGTCAGACTTTACCTTATTCAATGCCTTTATAAGCAAATCGTCAGGCAATCCAGACTTCAACACATCATCATAAACGCTCGAGGCCGTATCGTTATAGTATTTTGCGTAATCGATAAACTGCTCAATGCCTAGTGTTTTTGTTTCGCCGTCAATTGTAAAGGTGTTGCTAAACTCTTTATCGTAGAATATCGAAACATCACCTGTACGCTCGTAAAGCGAAACAAGACGGTCATCAATATCGGGCGGGTTTCTTATGAAATCAAGAGCGTAATCCCTGGACAGTATTTTGTATTCTCGCTCGTCGTTCTCACCATTTCGCCCAAGCTGATTTATAGCCGATATAATGCTCTTTGCAGAATTGCGTTGTTTGTAATCGGCTATATACTTGCCTTTTTCAGGATAGGAATTTTTCATCACTTCCGAATCGTCAAACTGCTCATAAAACCTGTTTAAAACATCAGTGGAATATGCACTATCCGAAATAAACTGCGTTGATAACCCCATACTCAAGTCTCTATCTTCGGAAGTCAACGCACGATTTAATTTACCAAGTACTCCGAAATTGCTATTAATGAAATGGTCAATTTCCATCGGTGACCAGTTCAAGGATCGTCCGACTTGCTTTGCAATCCATGAAGTCTTGTCGTTATACTGTTGCCACTTGTCAAGCTTCTGGTATTGAGTTGGTACGATAGGAGTGCCTTTGAAATCCTCATTAGCCATAATTTCAGATATAGTACCCACTCCGACTATATCAGTTGCAATCGGTTTAAATCCATCGTTAAAATTAGGCACTCCCGGCGGGATAAATTGATTTGTAAGATACCCTGAAAAATCATAAAACGCATCTGGATTATCTAATATAGCCATTTCGTATGCTCGTTCAAGTGCGCTTGAAGCAACCGCAAGGCTTTGCGCTTTCGGTATCCGTATAAACTTTCCGTTTCCTACATAGAAGTTGTAATAGTTATTTTTAATATAGCTTGAAAGTTTTTCGTATTCATCTTCCCCGCCAAGTGCATGAAGAATAAACATCTGAATTGCCGAAATGATAGCCGTTCCGGCAAGCATACGTCCTAAGAAGTTTACCGGGTTTTTCTTTATCATCCTAGCTTGTTTTGCCACAGCCTGTGCTTGCGCGTTAAAGTACGGATATATCGCATCGACTTGTCTGCCCGCTGTTCCTGAACGCTTAAAATTAACGGTTACCTCTGCCGCTGCATACGCCGCTTTTCTTGCATCACCTGTTTGCTTTAAAACACGGTTAAACTCCGCAAGCCTCGGGGCGGTTTCGACAACATCAGAAAAATGCTCTATGCCCTCTAAAACAGAAACGAAACTTGAAAAGAACCGTTTTAGCCCGGGGCGGTCAGCATTATAAATACTGTTCATGAAACTGGATATTTCTTTAGGGTGAGATATGACAGTAGCGTATGTGCTACCGGAAGCCTTATAACTCTTATACGAATCTGTGTTTTTAACAATATCCATGTATGCAGAAACAATATCCCGCGTCAGTTTAAAAGGATTCGCTTCCCCGCCTTGAATTAATGCTGTTGTCAAGTCTCTCCACACGTTTGAACCCACTGTAAAAAACGGGTTCGAACCAGTTACCAGTGTTTTGAAAGTCCTTGAAACAGCCGCAATAAACCGAATAACTTCATTCGATTTTTTTCCGCCAAGACTAGTAAGGGATTTTAATACATCGGCGTCATGCACTTGAAAGAATTGACGTTGACCATCAATATACGCCCATGTAATATCTCCGTCTTGGAGTTGCTTCATATTCCATTCTGTTAACTCTTTCCCAAGCACATCATCAAACGTTTGCATAACGGTGTCTACATCTGCGTCAGATAACGTAGCTTGCGCTAGAGCTGTTTCCAGCTCTGATCTTGCGGATTCGGTTGAAACAGATTTAGGTACACGGCTAGGCGGCACAGCTTCAATGATATTCCCTATGCCGTCAACCGTATTTGCGGCGTTTGCTATCTCTTGCATTACTGCGTTGCGATTAGCAGTCTTTACGAATCTATCTATGTTGATTAGTATGTTTTCGACAGGGCTATATAGGTCTAGTCCGCTACCCTTTGCAGATTTAATCGGAGTGGACTGTTTCCCCGAAGCAGATTTCGACTGTGTAAAACCTTTATCGGTATTGCGGAAAAACGGAACATAATTAGGGTACATCGTCCACAGCTTGTTATATAATTCCTGCGTGATAACACCTGTGTCAACAAGCCATATCTTCATCATTTGGCGTTGCCAGTCATACAGATTATTAGCAACCGTTTCAAAGTTTGGGTTTTGCGTTTCAAACTTTGATACAGTTTCGCGCATTTTATTTGAGTTGTTTAATTTGTCGTTAGCAAACACACGCTTTCCGCTGTCAATCCATTCTGCGGCGTGCTTCGCAACAAGATACGCTTCGAAGTCACGCATTTTATCAGATGGTATATCAGCCAACACTTGTGTTAACCCTGTATCTGAAACAAGGTCTGCGTTGATGTTAGTCATACCTTCTTCTATCATGTACCGTATTTGACCGTCTGAATTTAAAGATTGCATATACGCTTCATACGCTGATTCCGATATTTTTTGCAGTGGGGCCGCACTGTCTATAAAAGCTAGATTTGCTTTATTTTTTAAATCAAGCAACTTTTCTTTTAACCCACGTTCTCGCTGTGCAACGCCCCTGTTAGTGATTGCTGATTTAAGCTGTGTCAAGCTATCTGCCGTCATATATGCGTTTACCATATTCGAAACTCTATCTAGTTTTGAAAGTGTTTCGGGATTTACGGCCGAACGGAACGCATTATAAAACGTCGGATATTTCTGCGCCGTCGCCGTCTTATCAGACATATATTCTCTGACGAACTCCGCAACTGCTTCACCCTTCAACTCTGACGGCTGATATTTTTGCGCTATATCTGGTTTGTTTGTTTGAAATACTCCGATAGCTTCGTTAATCTCCGGCAACCTGCTTACTCCGCTTTGCTTGTCAATATGATGTCCGACTTCATGAGCGATAACCGGCAATGCGTTCGCGACTTGCGTTCTTACCGCTTCCGGTCTGACTTTATATATACCTGCCGCGTCATGTTGCGTTATCTTTCCGGTAGAAATAGGAATACCAAACTCTGTCTCAATTACCTTCACAATATCGCCTAACGAGCGAACATTACCTTGCAAATCTACATTCTGATTAGTAGCCGTCCACGAATCGGCATCTTGCGAAAAATCGCGCGCCGCTTTAACGTCAGTGTCAGCTTGAATATTTGGGGCAGTTTGTGTGTACTGCGTTTGTGACATAGGCATAACCGCTTCCCCGCCTATACGGTACGCCTGTACTTCCGGTTGAACCATGCTGTTTGCTTGACCTGTAACGCCCTGCAAGGCTGTATCTGATACTATTGGCTGTTGTGCTGCAGGTTGCTGTATATCGGTGTTAGTGGCGACTGTATCGCCTGAAACAACGCTAGGAATATTTAATACTCCTGCGGTAAGTGCGCCGACGAAAGCAGAATATAACGCTTCGTCTGATAGTGGGTTTATTTCGTTATTCTCATCAAATATGGCGTTACGCACAACAGGGTCAATTACCGCTTGCAAATATTCTTCTAATGCTTCGTCGCCCATATTTGCGATATATTGCCCGCCAATTCTCAATGCGTTTCGCACAGGCTCACTTTTAATTGCTGACTTTAACAGGCCGTCCGCTTTGCTTAGCACAGGTTTCAATGCGGGGATTTTGCTAACAAGTTTAGACACACCGCCTTTACCAAGAGAGCCAATGCCGCCAAGCACATACTGCAACGCGCCCTCTAATGCTCCATTTGTAACACCGTATAGCATAGACTGCGCATCACTATACCCTTCCTCTCTTGACGTTCTGTAAGAGCCGCCTGCCACTTGCACACCCATAGTAGCCGCACCGGCAATAGAACCCGCGCCACCACCAACTATCATAGACGGTATCATGTTTCCAATTGATTGGAGGATATCATATGTTACTTTACTTGCGCCTGTATCGTATTTGTATATCTCATCAGAAGCGGTTTCCAGCGCGCCATGCGTTATCGGTTCCTTATTACCTGTAATACGGCGCCCAACCTGCTCCATACCTTTTTGAAAACGTTGCGTACCTGTAAGCACAGCGTTTACGCCTTTCATGACGGCTTTTTCTGCGCCTTTTTTACTTTCAATATTTTCAACAATTTTTTGTGCTTTCCGCTGCGCCAGTTGCTCTTTGAGAGAATAAAGATACTCTTTCGCTGTTTTTTTATCACCTGTATTGATGTAATAGTTGTAGATAGCCAATTCAGTAGGGTTAAGATTCATTACCCCTTCAATTTCTCTCGTTTCTTGTGTAAATGCTGTTCCGGATTCTCTAGCCGCTTTTGCAGATTTTCCATCATCATTCAAGTAGTAATAAAGAGAACCGAAGCGTGCTTTTTGGTACTTTGACTTTTCTTTAAAATCTGGATTATCAAGCACGTTTAGATGTGGATTTGCGTACACAGGTTTAACTGTTTCGGACAATAATCTTTCAGGTTTATCCGGATTTAATATTTTATATTTTGTGTTAGAAGTTTTAACAGGTGCGGTAGCGCCAATCTGTTTCGTTTGATTCTCATAATTTTGTTCTGATAAAACTCTATATTTTGTCACAGATACCACCGCCCATATTATTTTAATCTATTTGGATTTTGTAATAATGCAGACAACCCGGCTGTTTTTACAGCAAGTTCAATCATTGCGTCTGCATTATTGTAATCTTCATAAGCGCGAATAATCATATCTATGGCTTCGTCTGCAGATATCGCTCCGGACTGCATCTGTTTTTTAACAGAATTTCCGCTTCTGATTGCATCACTGGTATATCCAGTATCCAAAGTTCCGTCTGCGCGCTTTATTACGGTACTCTGTGTGCCGTCAGGGTTTGTTATAACGCCACCAGTTGCACTTGAACTTTGCGGCGCCGTTGTTATTGGTTTCAATCCAAGTGATGGCGCAACCGCGTTGTATTGCTCAATTGTAATTTTGCCACCCGCCAAATTGCTGACCAAATTTCGTTGAGCTTCTACCGTTTTTATCTGTAGTTCTTGCTGTAACTTCGCTTGTGCAGTTGCCGCCTGTTGCCGAGTTTTTTCTTTATCCGCTTCCGTCTGCATATACGTGTTATACAGTGAACCCCTAGTAGATGTGAGGTATCTGTCAGCTTCGCTTCGTATATCAGATTGCCTTGAAGCTATCTCGTTTCGTGCGCTAGTTTGTAATTCTATAAGCGCTTGCGACAGCTTATCAACCGCCGCTTGTTGCTGCGCATTTAAAGCCTGTGTCTGATTACCTGCGGATAGATTGATGGCGGCTTGACGGGAATCAGACAGTCCAGAATTAAGCGTACCCGCATTAGCCATAGCGTTCATAGCGTTACGCTGATTGACAATCTTCTGAACCTCAACAGCATCATAAAGCGGTCTGTACTCTTGTGGTAAAGCTTTTTTCTGCGCTTCAATATTTGTAGCTGCCGCCTGTGTCTGTTTGTTAATAATGTTTTCAACAGTTTTTGATTTCTTCGCCGTGCTGTCATTAACCTGTTTCTTTATCTTTTCATATTCTTTTTCCCATGCAGCCATTACTTCACACCCCCGTATGGTGAATATTCAAGTTTCATGCTGTCAACCGACATAGCCGTGTCGGATTCAACCTTGATACCGAACCGCAAGATACGGTTTAATCTTGGTGTAATTCTGCGTATGTCAATATACTCCGCTGTTCCTGAATCGGCAGGTTGCTTTAATGGATACAGCGTATATGCGTCTACTGCTTGTCCTCTGTCGGTCAAATATGTAAACCGCATAACAGGATTGGTGCTTTCTCTACCGACGCCTAAATATAGTTGACTGATATTCTTATATGCCGACGGATTTCCAAAATCAAACACTTTTGTCTGGAACATGCACGGTACAGGCTTTTTACTTCCGTCAGGCTTTATATCGCTGTATTCTGCAATCGGCGAGAACACATAGTTAACAAGTGTAACGCCTTCTTCTGTTCCATAACTTCCGCACAAGACGGGTTGCGTGCCCTCACCTATAATTCTGTTCCACGTCACGCCCTCTATCGCAACATCCCATTTATACCATTCCATACCGCGTTGTGCTTTCTTATCGTCTGCGTATGAACCGTAATATACAAACACGCTATTGCGATAGTCCATCACATAAACGCTGTTTCCGATAAGCAAATAATACCGCCCGTCATAGTCTGCGGCAGAAGCGTTTACTATTTCCGTTTTGGTATGCTCTCTAATCTTGCTTTCTATGTTCTGCGACACTTCCCTTATCGTCTGCTCGTTATATTGATTGGCTGAAACAAGCGTGTACACCTTGCCATTCAAATTCGCCCAAACAAGACGGTTAGCGCATAGCTGAATAGTGTTTGGGACATCACACCCGATGTATGCGTTGATTGGACTAACCGTAAACACATAATCGTTTGTTACCGCTGTTCCTGCTTCAACCGCTTGCGTTGTAACCTCTGCTGATTGAAAGCCAAGTCGATATGTTTCACGCTCTTTGAAAATAACCAACATATCACTTTGCTTTCCAAATGCCGTGACTTTTTGCGATTCGCCACCGATATATTTATAATTGCCTTCGGGAAAGTACAGCGGATTATTTACATCACTCCAATGGACGAGGTTTGGATATCCGGGATTGCCAGACACAAACAACCTAGTACCTCCATGAAGCCCGCTTGCATCACCGCCGTACCATGTGTTGAATGTCATGCCGCATATCTTTGACATATCGCCGTATGTGGCTTTTGAGGCGGTTACGGTCACGTTGTTTCTTTCTCCGGTTTGTGCTAGTGGAATAATTTCATTAGACGAATTAGTAAACCATACATACCCGCCGTTACGGTCTACGTTTGCATATACTGTGCCTACAAGTTCCGACTTTGTTTGTCCCTCTAAAATTGTGAGTGTATACGTGTTGCCAAAAGCGGTTGTTCTAGTTACTATTACATCCGCATCATCCAAGCTTTTGAGTGGCAAAAAGTAATATTTCCCCACGCCGTCAGTAGTAAATGTGCATTTAAACTTTGGCGTGAGCATATTCTTTTCTTCGTTGACATCACCGCTTGGCTTGCCGTCTGTTGTTTCAGAAGGAACGCCGTTTATTGAAATAGTGGGGATATATATTTCATCCGATAAATCCTCAAGCGCGCCGGGAGCAACGCCATAAACACCGTAATCACAAAAAGCTATTGCGCCGTACTTCGATAATGCGCTATCACCAGCAGCGTTTACATCTACGTACATTATCTCCCCCGGGCCATCGAATAATGTCATTAAATCGGAAAAAGAGCCATTTTTATCAGCCGCAGATATAACAATGTCGTATACTCCGTAACCCTCGGCCACGTCATAATCGAGTAAATGCGCGTCAAAAAATATGTTATCTCCGCACGGAGCGATTTCGGTTCTGTAAACACTTATCACGTGATTTGGCCGCGCCGCATACATTCCGGGCTTAAATCTCATTCGCCTTGTTCGATAGGCCTCGTCGTCGCCACCAGCGGATAAGTACGGGTAGTAGCTAAAAAAGTTTTCGGTAGTAATGCCATCTGCTTTTACGGAAATCCTTACCATCTTTGCAGTAGCGGGAACATCTGCCGTTAAAATGCCCGCGCCTGTACGGCGTTCAATAAATACAGGGGTTGGCAAACCTGCATAAAACGCAATCGTTAAGTCCTCATGCGCATCTTTGACTGTAGTCAGCATAACATCACTAATATCAGGGAGCGCTATAAGACCGGTTGTTACGGCGTTTTCAACCGTTCCGTCAGTCACACCGTTAGGGGCAATCTCGCCCTCGTACAAGTCAATATCTTGCGGTATAAGGTTATACTTGTTGTCGGTATATAGCCCATCTCTTGTCCGCAAAGCACCCTTTTCCCACCACATATTAAGACTGTCCGTAAGCTGGTTATCGTCAATCAGATGCGGCGATTCGGAAGTGTTTATACCGCCTGACAGCTTCGGTACCGTGACATTATAAGAGCGTGCGCCACCCATTTTTGGATATATCATAAACAGTCCCCCTATCAATCCGCATAATAAAATATACCGAAGCGCCCTTACCATAATCAGTATCCACCGCCGGGGATAACATCAATTCTTGTGGCGTAGCTTCTAGGTATTGATTTTCTCTTTTGATTGTATATATCAGCAAACTTCGCTTGTGCGACACCGTTATTGTCAATATCAGCAATCAGCATAGCCACGCCATAGGGCATAACGTCATTGACCGATATTGCAGACAGCTTGATTTCATCAGCCATGTTAAACGGCTCTGTATCAAATGCGCTCGGTTTTTCGACACGCTGAATATCATTGTAAATCTGCATAACAGCCGTTGTGCCACGTTTCATTAACTCGGCATCTTGCAATGAATCAACATTGCCTAAACTGTCTACATAGCCTAGTAGCTGTAGCGCGCGGGTTAGTACATCTTTGCCTGTTTTCACACGGCATCATCCTTTTCGTTTGTTCGCCTTATAATCGGCAATATGCGCATCACGTTTTCTGATAAAATCCTCTTTTGTTTCCTTCTGATAATCGTAATCAATTCCCAATTCTTTAAATGCCTGTGCCAGCTTTGGTTTTGTGTTTATTTGAGTAAGATATAAACCGTTTGATAAAATAATAGGATTGAATTCATCTACTATTGTTGCAGGTGCAACAGAGCTTTCATCTTCTTTCGGTTCTACTTCCTGCAGCACCTCTTGTAATGTAGGTTTCACTTCATCTTGCAAGGGAGTGAGGGGCGGCGTGTTACCGCCCCCGTCCTCGCAGATGATGAAGCCTTTACGGAGATAATCATCAACCTTGTTTGGTCTGACGTTTTTATAAACATTCCCCGTTGCGTTCTTCATCAATGCCATTTCGATTCTCCTTATCATACTGCTTTTGTCACTTCTATGGTGTATACGCGCTTGAACGGACCGCATATAACCGTAACCGTGACAGTGTTCTTTCCGTCAGCCCACGTTGCATTTGCACCGCTTGTAACGGCGGTTTCTCCGTTAAGAATTGTTGCAGTTGCATCGGCAGAAGAAGTAACAACTGTAATTGCATCAGCCGCGTTTGCGGTCGTAGCCGTATATGCAGTAGCCGCGCTGTCAAATGCGGGAGTAAGTTCAAGTTCACCGATTGTAAGGCTTTTCAGTCGCGGGTCATACATCGGGTCAACAAACGAACCATTGACAAGCGTGTACTCGGTTGCATCTTCCTCTAAATAAGCCGCAACGCCGTTCTTGTCAATATAAAGCGTTAAGTCAACACCGGAATTAACGGCTGGGATTTCATTGACAAACTCAACGCCTACAAAAGTTTTATCGAGCGGATCAAGGCCCGTTGCAACCAATAACTGCGCGTTCGTAGTTATATCCGGAGAAGCTGCGGCAAGTTGCCCTCTAAGATATGCTGTATTGCCTGTTATGCCTATTCCACAATATGACATGTAATCATTCCTTTCATTAAGGTAAAGTACGGTAAGCGCGGTATGGTATTCCACATACCGCGCTTACTTATTATGCAGAGTATGTATAAGCGAAGATGGAATCTTTCTTGCTGTTCTTGACAATTAAGTCATAGTACAGACGATACTGGAATTTCCATGCATCAGCATCTTGGTTTTGGTCCGGTGTCCAGACACGCACTTTTTCGGTCTTTCGTACGAGAGAAGCAACATTTTTCGGCATAACGAGCATACCGACATTATCTGCATTGGCAGTGGGAACAAAGCCGCCGGGTTTCTCGTTCACGCCGCCTGTTGCGGTAGCGTCTGTTTTACCGTCATAAAACGAATATGCGGTTTTCATGCGGGTGCTGGATACGGGGATAATCGGCACGTCATTGATCGACTTCACTTTCAGGTTGATATCGCCCTGCTTGAAGTCGGATGCAACGAGCAGTTTGGTAAGAGCCGTGCTGTTCATGATTGCCGCCCATACCTTGCTATTGACGAAGCACACAAGGCTTTCCTCGTCACCCGCATAATCTTGAACGCCGCCAACAGCGGAAATAAACATTTTGTAAATGTCCGCTTCAAGAGTTGAAGCCGCCCCAACCGATACAGTGTGCGAACCTGTAACAGCAAGAGCTGCCAGCTTGGACAGCACATAAGCGTCAGATTCAGGAATAACGTGCGAACGGACAAACTCGCCCATTACCTGACCGGAAAATCCAGGGATTCCGATTTCGTCAACATCCTGCGCGTCAATCTGGAAAGAACGCCCTCTATCCATTGTCAGGTCGTACGAGCGGTGTGCAACCGTTACCGAACCGCCGGGGAAACCGTCATCACGGTCATAATCGCCAAGTCCTGAAAATTCTGCTTCTGGAATCAGAACAGTACCCGCGCCTACGAATTTTGAGCGCATAGCGTTGTCAGTGAAAAACCCTGTTTTCGCTTTCTGGACATACAGCTTGTCCAAATCGGTGGTAAGTCTTTCAGCAAGCGTTAAAGTGTTAATAGCCATAATTCATACCTCTTTCATTTTTTAATATCCGAATATGGCGCGTGTCACCTCGTCATATTCGTCTTTTAGTTTTTCAGGCTCCGTATTAAGTGGACCTGTGCTTGACTTCGCGGCTTCGGCTTGTTTTGCTTTGACTGCTTCGGTTTTCTTTGCTTCGGAACGCTCATAACGCAAATAAGCATCGAGCAGAGATATTTTTTTCTTTGCCGCCAAGTTCAGCACAGTTTTTGGAATGTCTTTAAACTCGTTGAATTTTCCAACTTCCTCTTTCAACTCAATAAATTCCTGCGCTAATCGGTTGTTCTCTGCTTCTCGCTCTGATTCTGATTCTTGCTTTTCGCGATCGGATTCCTGTGCAACTAACTCATCAAACCTGCGTTTACGTTCCGATTTCTGATATTCGTGGAGTTGCTTTGCAATTTTTTCATTTCCGTCAGATTCCTCCAAAATCTTTTCATACAACGCTTGCTCGTTGGATTCAAGCAATGCATCGATCAATTCGGGAATGTTCTGTCCGGTGGTACTCGCCATGAATTTCAGTTTTTCATAATGTGGCTTAAAGCTTTCGTATTTTAGCCCCATCTCAACAAGCGGTGCGGCTTCTTCTGTGGAATATGTACGCTCTTGCTTGTTGTACTTGACACGCACGACAGGCGGAGGTTCAGGTTCTGCTTCAACGTCTGCATCAGCTTCGCTTTCCTCGTCTGCGGGTGTCTCTGCCTGTGCGGGTACTTCTGCTTCGGCTTCGGTTGTTTCGGTGGCATCCTCCGCAACTTCTTCCGTTACTTCGGTTTCCGCTTGGGCGGTTTCTACTTCGGTTGTCTCCGCTTCTACCTCTGGCTGGGTGTCCTGCATCAAC